CTAATGACAATCACGTTATTATTAGCACAGACGGTGACTTTGCACAACTTATTGCACCTAATGTAAAACAATATAATGGCGTAAGTAATACTATTATTACACACGAAGGTTACTTTGATGATAAGAAAAATAAACCTGTAATAGATAAAAAGACAGGCGAGCCTAAGCCTGCACCTAATCCTGAATATATGCTGTTTGAAAAGTGTATGCGTGGCGATAAAAGCGATAATGTATTCAGTGCATATCCAGGTGTTCGTGTAAAAGGCACAAAGAACAAAGTAGGCTTGTTAGACGCATTTGCTGACAAAGACACAAAAGGCTTTAACTGGAACAACATGATGCTACAACGTTGGGTAGATCATAACGGTGACGAGCATCGTGTGTTAGATGACTACAATCGTAATGTAACACTTTGTGATTTAACTGCACAACCTGCAGACATTAGAGAGATAATTAATAACACTATTGCAGAAGTAGAACCTAAAGAAATTACACAAGTTGGTATGCGTCTTATGAAATTTTGTGCTAAATGGGATATGCAACGAGTTGCAGATCAAGCACAATATTTTGCATTACCTTTGCAAGCAAAATATCCAGGAGTATAATATGTCAGAGAAATTAAAAGCAAAAGAGATTTTAAAAAATAAGTTTTGGATTGTTGAAAGCGAAGGAGAAAAGGTCGCTACACTCAGTATTGGAGAAGATAGTCAATTAATGTTTTCTAATAATACTGGAACTAGATTTTTTAAAAACATTAAACAACTTTCTAAAAACCTAAACGCAGAAATTACTTGGTCGCCAATTGATACAACAGTTAATCAAGAAGAAAAATTTGAAATTTATGGGTTTTCAACTAGTTGTGCTCCTTACAATCCAATGTTTGATGTTAAACAACGTCTTGCATTATTTACTAAAAGTGAAAAATCAAAAAGCCTATATTGTGCAGGTTATTTTATTATTAAATTTGATAAAGGATGGGTCAAAAGTTTTTGCCCAAAACTAATTACAGTAGAGCGTTACGAAACAAAAGGACCATTTAAAACAGATATTGAAATGCGACAAGAGTTAAGTAAAGCAAATGCAAGGTAATTTATTATTTGTTGGATGTAGTCATACTAGCGGCTATTATGCAGATGAAAACGGACCTTCATTATGGTCTAAAAATAATTATGCACAAATTTATTCTGATGACATAGCAGATAGTCAGTGTTACATATACGGTTCAACAGGTGCTCCTAACAGTAAATATCCACGATGGATTAGACACATTTTAAATGAACACAAGGATGTCTCTGGTGTTGTAATACAAACAACATATTGGGATCGCTGGTCAATGGGTAATAATAGAACTTCTTTATTTCTTGAGTTACCTGTTGGTCATTTTTCTTATCAACATACTGTTACTGATAATTATGTATGCTATGATGATTTTAATACATTAGATCATAAAGTTTTAGAATGGAACGACAAAGCATTATGGAGTCAAATTGATTATTGGAAATGGGGGAATCCTGGAGACATTAAGCCTGGAACACTTTGGCCAGGATATAATGAAGGATACATGCAAACAAAGTTTCATACCGAAGTTGACACTCACTTAACTAATGAAAATTATTGTAAAGATATTGCTTTAATAGACGCAATGTGTGATGAAAAAAATATTCCAATATACATATGGCAAATAAACGAAAGAGTGCAAACGACTAAAAATTTAGATATGTTTAAAAAATTAAACAATGTTAAAATTTTTGAAACTCCAGCAACAATATGGCTTAGGGAAGAATTAAATATCGACATAGATACTATGAAAGTAGATGAAGAACATTATAATTATGAAGCGCATAAATTAATTGCACACGAGTTTATTCCTAAAGTATTAAAAAGTTAACAGGAGGATTATATGGACGATAAACAATTAAATACACTTCCTATACAGCAGTTTATTAACGCTGTAAAAGGTGCTGATGCATCAAAAAAGCAAGAAGTTAAATTAGATATACAGACTGCAAAAAGATTAGCATTTACATTAGGTGAAGTTATGACACGCTTAAACGGCGATTTAGAAGCCTTACTAGTAAAGAAATCACAGCAAGAAGATACAGTTCAAGTTCAGTTAGACGGCGGAACTGGATGGTAGGTCTTACAGAATATAAATTAAACACTAACGACTTTATTGGTGGTTGGTATATTAATACTGATCTATGTAATCGTATAGTTAGTAAATACGAGAATAGTACAAAAGAGTTTGTCTATGACGAACCTAGAGAATATTCATGGTGGGACTTTGGAGATTTTGATAACGAGTTGTGTGAAGAATATTGCGGTAACTTAATCAATACATTATCACATTATACAGAAAAATATCCAATGGCACATGAGCATTTAGAACCATGGGGGTTTACAAGACCAAGATTACAGTGTTATAAACCTAATAATGCGTATCATGTAAGCCACTGTGAAAATGATGGACATCCTGATCATATTAAAAGACATCTTGCATTTATGACATATCTTACAACAATAGAAAACGGTGGCGGTACTGAATTTGTACAGCAAGGAGTAACAACGCCAAGTCATGCAGGACTTACACTTATTTGGCCTGCTGGATGGACCCATTATCATAAAGGAATTGTTGCTCCAAAAGACTCAAAATATATTGTCACAGGCTGGTGTTGTTTTTAATTAACCACGTAGATAACTTAAAAAAGAGATAAATATATACGTAGTTTATTATAAGGACACGTATATGAGTAGACCAAAGCCTACAGTACTTTTAGAAAATATTGATAAAAAAACATATAGAAGCGAACAAGTTCTCTTGGCTGAGGCTATCTGGGCAGTTTTTTATAAAGATACTCCATTCAATTTAAAAAGTTCTAATGCTCTTACAAATTATCCAGGACCTAAATATAAAAAAGTTTCTTTTTCAAACCCTGGTCATGCACACAATTTGGCAAACAAACTTAATCAAATGTTTAACTGCGAAGATTTTACAGTAGTTAAACTTACTTCAGGTGAAGTAGTTGAAGAATGAACTGGAAAGAAACATACACTAAAGTATTCTTAAAGAGTTTAAATATATCAGTAACAGACATAACTCTTAAAGAATATATACCAAAATGGTGGCAAAATACAAGAGCTAAAGATCAAGGTGGTTTGCGACTAACAGAAGAAGGTTTTAGGTGTATAACTGAAGATATTCAACTAACTACATACGATGTTCCTTATCCAAAAGATTTCGAACTTACTACTCAAACTATTATCTTCCTAGATAAGTTTATTGATTGCCCTTACTACATTGGTAGACGTAGTATTACAGTAACAGATGAAAAGAAAGCATTAGAACTGCATCTTTTTTCGGGCGATATCCGCAAATACGGCTTAACAAAAGCACTTAAAAGACAAGAAAAAGATTCCAAAAATGGTTGACATTTAACGTGTAGAGTGTATACTATATGTATAGTTTAAATAAATGCACTGATGAAAAACGAGGAATACACTATGGAAACTGCAACACGTACCGTAACGCCTAATAGCGCAAAGGCAAGTATTAAACACGCTATTACTAAAAAGCGTCCTATCTTCCTTTGGGGGCCTCCAGGTATTGGTAAGTCTGACATTGTAGCACAGATTACAGACAGCCTGCCTAACTCATATTTGATTGACGTCCGTCTTTCACTTTGGGAACCTACAGATATTAAAGGTATCCCTTACTACTCTGCAAATGATAATGCAATGGCTTGGGCTCCTCCAAGCGAACTTCCAAGCGAAGAGTTTGCATCACAATACGATAATATCGTTTTGTTTTTAGACGAAATGAACTCGGCAGCGCCAGCAGTACAAGCGGCAGCATACCAGTTGATTCTTAACCGTAAGGTTGGTACTTATAAACTGCCAGACAATGTAATGATTGTTGCGGCAGGTAACCGCGAAGCAGACAAAGGTGTTACTTACCGTATGCCTGCTCCGCTTGCTAACAGATTTATCCACTTGGAAATGGCTGTGTCATTTGATGACTGGTTCCAGTGGGCTGTAAATAATAACATCAACACAGACGTTGTTGGTTACTTAACATTTAGTAAGAAAGATTTATACGATTTCGATCCTAAATCTCCTTCACGTTCTTTTGCAACACCTCGTTCTTGGTCGTTTGTTTCAGAACTAATTGAAGATGAATTAGACGAAAATACCACTACTGACTTAGTCAGTGGTGCAGTTGGAGAAGGCTTGGCTGTCAAGTTTATGGCTCATCGCAAAGTTGCGTCGAGTATGCCTAATCCAACTGAAATTCTTGCAGGAAAAGTAAAAGAGATGAAGTCAAAAGAAATCAGTGCAATGTATTCCTTAACTGTATCTCTTTGCTACGAGCTTAAAGAAGCCTGTGATAAAGGCGACAAGAAGTTTGATGAAAAAGTTAATAACTTCCTGCGATTTGCAATGGATAATTTTGATACAGAGCTAGTTGTTATGGGCATTAAGCTCGCACTTACTCAATATCAATTACCTATTGATCCAGACGAAGTGGAATGTTTTGACGAATTCCACGAACGTTATGGCAAGTACATTACTGCCGCACAGCAGGCGTAATATAAAATGGGCAGATTTTTCTGCCCATTTTTCTTGACAAAGTTTATTATGATGTTATAATATATACATAACGTTAGAAATTAAGAGGCGCAAATGGCTACTGCAAAAGATACAGCAAGTAAACTTAAAAATTGGCAACCTGATCCAAATATTACTCCAGAAGAATTAGAAGTAATGCGTGTTGAAGTTTATGACCGCATTATTGTTGCACGAGTAGGTCTTTTGCTACGTCATCCATTTTTTGGTAATATGGCAACTCGTTTGCGTATTATGGCGGCAGACGATTGGTTGCCCACTGCCGCAGTAGATGGCCGCAATTTGTATTACAATACACAATTCTTTAATGCAATGACAAATAAAGAAATTGAGTTTGTTATTGCACACGAAATTTTGCATATGGTGTTTGATCACCTAGGCCGTCGTGAAGATCGTCATCCAATGCTATACAACATTGCCGCAGACTACAAAGTAAACAATTTGCTTGTACGTGATCGTATTGGTGAAAAACCTAAAATTGTAGACTGCTATCAGGACTTTCAATATGATGGTGATACATCAGAAGAGATCTACGATAAACTATTTGAAGAAGCTAAAGAGCGTGGCAAAGAACTACAAGAACTTCTTGACGAACTAGACAAAGAAGGTGAAATGCTAGACGAGCATTTAGACGGTGGCGGCGATGGTGATAGTGAAGAAGGCGAAGAAGAAAAAGATGCAAACGGCAATAGTGTAAGCAAAAAACGTCCTAAGTATTCTAAAGAAGAACTTAAAAAAATTAAAGACGAGATTAAAGAAAACATTTTGTCGAGCGCACAGGCAGCAGGTGCAGGTAATGTGCCAGCAGGCGTTGAGCGTATGATTAAAGAACTTACTGAACCTAAAATGAACTGGCGCGAGTTGCTTCGTCAGCAGATTCAAAGTACTATCAAAAGCGACTATACTTTTATGCGCCCTTCACGTAAAGGCTGGCATACTGGTGCTGTACTTCCAGGTATGAACTTTGACGAAACTATTGATATTGCTATTGCATTAGATATGAGCGGTTCTATAGGCAATGCACAAGCACAAGACTTCTTAGGTGAAGTTAAAGGCATTATGGAAGAATACAAAGACTACAAAATTAAAATTTGGTGTTTTGATACTGCTGTTTATAACGAAGATGACTTTAGTGCAGACGATGGTCGAGAACTAACAGATTATGAAATCTACGGAGGTGGTGGCACTGACTTTATGGCGAACTGGACATATATGAAAGAAAATGATATCCAGCCTAAAAAGTTTTTAATGTTTACAGACGGCTATGCTTGGGATAGCTGGGGAGATGAAGATTACTGCGATACAGTATTTGTTATTCACTCACACCATGATAAAAACTTGCAGGCACCGTTTGGTCAAACTGCACACTACGAGGCTGCATGAAACTAAAAGAACCTAATCATTTAAATTTTTTTAGTTTAAGAAAATTCAAAGTGGCGCCGCCGCATTTTGAATATATCGTTGTACCTATGAAGTATAACATTGAGGATGCAGTTAGTAGGTGGATAGAAACACATTTAAAAGGCAGATTTTACATAGGCAAAACCTTGTCAATCGAAAGCAGTAAAATTACTACATGTATTAAAATAGGATTTGAAGAACCAAAGGAACTTTCTTATTTCACTTTGGCATGTCCTCATTTAAAATACTAGTAAATATATAAGAACGCACATAACTTAAAAACAGGAGTAATAGATGAGCGAAGAAGCTAAAACAGAAGCTCCACAGGCGGCTCAACCGCAGCAGCCAGGTGGAACAGAATTAACTATCAACGATTTAGGAGCACTTAAAAGTATTATTGATGTTGCAAGTCAACGTGGTGCATTTAAACCTAATGAAATGGTTACCGTAGGACAAGTTTATACTAAACTTGAAGCTTTCCTTGGTGCAGTACAAGCGCAACAGCAAGAAGCACAGCCTGCGGCGGAAAAAACAGGAGAATAATATGGCTTTAAAACATGTTGGAAGAATGAAGAAGAATCAAAGAAAGGTTATTGTTGCATATAGAACTATACCAGGTGATGCAGAAAGTGCTGTTGTAGTAACTACAGAAAACTTAGAAGCAGCAGATCACGATGCATTAATGAGACTAGTAGAATCTAATACAGGTCAAACAGCAGAAGAACTTGCTGATGTAATGGGTCGTACTCGATTGTCTGACGGTAGTAATATGCTTGCACGTTTTCATACTACAGGAAAAATGGTTAAAGTTGCTACTAACGAAGTAGAGATGACACCTGATACTAAAACTGTTATTATGCTAGACGAACTTAACAGAATTATTGCAGAACAAAAAGGTGTTAGCATCGATGATCTTGCAATAAAAGCACCTCAGCAGCCAGAAAGTGTAGCATCAGTTAACGAAATACCTGAGCCAATAGAACCATTGCAAGCGGCAGAAGATACAGTTTTAACTGACGAACAATTAGCAGCACAGTATCGTTCACAAGCAGATGCACTATTTAAAGAAGCACAGTCTTTACGTAAGCAAGCTGAAGAGCTAGTTCCTACTAAGAAAAAAGCCACATCGAAGACCAAAGAGAGTGCCTAAAAACACCCCTGATTCATCGTTGCCGCCTGAAGTAATTAATCACTGGCCTGAAGTATTCAAAGACATTGACATTGAAGTTATTCCGTTGGACTATCTTCATTCTGTTAGAGTATTTTTTACTGACGGCAAAGTATGGGAAATTGACGTAGTTAAGTCTAAGCAACAGACGGCACAAGCAAATGTAGAAAAAACATTAGAAGAACTTTTTCGAGAATACGATGAAGTCATTTCTAATGTAGATTTTAGATTGGATACAGTAAGATTAAAAAACGATATCCAAGCAAGAACTCGGTCGTTTATGAAAAAACGAAAGTAGAGATTTTGCAAAAGGCATAAATACATTATAAGAATGATACCGGGAGTATTTACATGGCTTTAAGATTAAGACGCGGCACAGAAGCTGAACGATTACTAATAACACCGTTGCAAGGTGAATTAATTTATGCAACAGATACTAGACAACTATTTGTTGGTGATGGTGCAACTGTAGGTGGTGTATTAGTTGGTCCAGTTGATGCCGAGACTTTTGATTTAATTAATGACACAACCCCACAACTTGGCGGTGATCTAGACCTTAATAATAACAACATCACAGGTGTTGGTAATATTAATATTGATGGTACAATTAGTGCTACAGGTAATATTGGTTTAGGTGATGCTGATAATGACGAAATTACTGTAGGTGGTGTTATTAACTCGAGTTTGCGCCCGGCAATGAGTGAAGCATACGACCTAGGTACTAGCGCAAGAAAATGGCGTGAAATAGTTTCGCAAGGTGCATCAATTGACGGAGAAGCTCGTGTCGGTTCTCTTATTGTTGTTAATAATATTGCTGGTTCTGATAGTTCTATAATTTATAATGCAGCAACTGATAGCCTAACAGCTAGTACGGTTTCAGCAGTTAAGGTTACAGGAGACTTAGTTGGTTCTGTATTTGCTGATGATTCTTCAAGTATTTTAATTGATGCTGTTGCCAATGAAGTTACAGGAACTATTAATACTAGATCTTTAACAGTATCTAAAGATGCAACTGATCCTACTCCAGGTGATGTAGCAAACTTTAATGCTATTAATTCAGGCGATCTTCCATTTATAAACATGCAAGTTGCTAAAGGCACTATTGCAAATCCACAAGAAAATGATCCAGGTGATGATGTAGGCGGGTATCGTATTAACAGTTGGGCTAACGGAGAATATAAAACTGTTACAGCATTACTTTCAGTATTAGATGCAAACGCTGATACTACTACTGCAAACCCACAAGCAAACTTTTATGTAGTTGTTGGTAACAATAATCAACAAACATTTTTCTTCTTCCAAGGAGATGGTACATTTAAGTCACCAGGTGCTGTTAAAACAGGTGTATATGCAGATGCTTCTGCAAGAGATGCAGCAATTCCTACTCCAGAAGCAGGCATGGTAGTATTTGTAACTGACGTTGCAAAACATCAAGGCTATGATGGTACAGCTTGGAACGATTTATACTAATTCCATTTAGGATACTTACTTAAATTTTCTAAAAATTTATCAGGATGTAATTTCCAAACTTGTTGTGTACAACCTCTATATTCTATAGTTGGACCTTTAGTCCACTCTCCTTGTTTTTCTAACAAAGGAAAATATATTTTATGTACTTTACGCTGTGAACCTCCGTCAAGTTCATTGCTTGTTGAATACATTTCACTATCTATACCGCACCATTCAATCATTTTTGGAACAAAAAATTGACAAGTAGTGTTTTGATGTTGCTGTATATACCATCTTCCAGATCCTAATCCTGTTCCATTATTTGGTATTACTCCGTCAAGTACACAAGTCCTAGTAAGTATTCTATATGCATTAGGTCCCATTTCAGGAAAGGTATGTGCTGCTACACTACCTATTGCTTTATTATCTTTATATAATATCCAAACCTGTGAACGCTCTTCATTACGAAAACAATCAACCATAACCTTTTGACTAGAGTTATTAACGTGACCTCTACGCTCTGCTTCAGCATAAAAATCAGATAAATCTAAACTAGGGCTAAATTCAATTAATTCATACATAAATTTTCTTTGCTTCTTCCATAACATCGTTACTAAAATTAGTTTTAAAACTATCAAATGCTAATATTTGTAAATCTTTAAAAGGATATGTATTATTAACACGTATTCCCATTTCTTCCATTTTTGGAAATAAGTCTTTTTTTCTGTCTTCACTAATATGACTCATTACGCTTGCAGGCGTTATAGGATTGTCATTATCATCATATGTAAAGAAATAGTTTATACTTTTTAATTTTCCGTCAACTACAAAATAACTGCTAGGATGCATACTGTATTTGTAAATACCTAAGTCTTTATG